AGCAAGCCGCACTTGAACAATCTGCTCAGCCTGAACAACCTGTAGAGGAGCCACAAGAGCAAGAGGTTACTGATGCTGAGGACATCATTCATATCAATGGATTGCCTTTATTGGCCGGTAAAACTAACGGTGCCTTTCGTGTAGGTCATCTGACTCATTTAGATGGACAAAGAAACGATTCTGAGGGCTTAGTCCTCATTGGTAATCGCTTCAATGATCGGAAGATCTATCGCGGACACTTCACGCGAGAAGACGGCACAATGGAGTCAGGACCATTACTTCTTGGTTTCTATTCTTCTAGATCCGCTAAGAAAGCATTACAGACTTTCGCAAGCGACAAGAGCGTTGGTGGCATTGAACAGCTACAGGACGTTGATATTGAACACCTGAAAACTACGTTTGATTATCCGTGACCAAGCGAACTGAACAAAAGGATCTGTTTTTAGCTGCGCTTCGTGGAGACGCAGCAGCGCAACGGACTTGCACGAAAGCAGGCAAGCCTTGTGGTGGACGGTGTATCCCTAAGCATTGGAACTGCCGTATCAAGGGAGAAGGACTAACTCCTCCAACACGCGGTAATTCTGTTCAGCTATCAACAGCGCAAAAAGAGAAGATTCAAAAGGCGCGTAGGCAGCGCAGGATTAAAACTGGTCTTAAGGCAGCAGGCACTCTCGCTGCTATTGCAGGCGCTGCTTCTGTAGGTGCCGGTATCGCTAGGAAAAACCCACAAGCAATGCGTCGAGCTGCTGCAAAAGCAGGGCTTGGTGCAAACTTTGCGGGGATGGCATCAAATATTCCTGGCCCTGTCGGTGCTGCATCCGGTGTTGTCAATCTTGGGCTTGGAGCTTTTCAAGCTGGAGCAACTGCAGGAGCAAGCTTAGGTTCCAACCGCGCAGGTGTTAAACGTCTAGGGCAATTAAAGAGTGCTATCGCCGCTCGTGACAAAGTCATTGGACGAACAAACGCAAGGATTAGGGATTTAACTTCTACAAGAAGCGCGTTTGAAGTAGAGCGAACCAATCTGCTAGGTCGTATGGGAGATAGTGGGAGTAAGGCCCAACAACGCACTTTAAAAAGCCTATCGACAGCTATTAATAAAAAGAACGGTGAGATCGCTACTGCAGGAGCAAAACTCACTGCTTTACAACGTCGTAATGCCAGCCTGACTAGAGGTACTAAAAAGATTGAAGGTCTGCTTGGCGGACAATACAACACAGCAGAAAAGATTTATAAGGGTGTTGAGCAAACCAATAATAGATTCAGGGCTGGTCGTAGACAAACAGCAGCCATGCGACCAAAAGGTCGTACTGGTCCCAAGAAAGATCCTCGGAGCTGGCAAGAACGTTTTAATGACTTAACTAAGGACGAAGCAGAACGCGCTGATAAGAAGTGCGGCAATTCAGGTAGCCCTGATAATGCCAAATGTACAAAAGCTGCAGGCAGTGGCGGACCAACGATCAATGCGAAGGGTGGCTATGCCAAGTTCCTTAAGGAAAAGGGAGTTAATCCTGGTGATGTAGGGGCAAATAGCAAAAAAGCAGAGAAACTGGCTACCGAGTACAGCAAGACTAAATCAGGTAAAGCTGAAGGTAAAAAGCAAGCCGCTGATTACAAGAAATATGAGGAAGGTAGACGCAAGTCAGGACGACGCGCACTTGCAGGAGCTGCTGCATTAGGTGCAGGTGCCGGGTTGGCTTTAGCTTTAGCTAGACGTAAACCCAAGCTAAGAGGGTCGAAACCGAATGCAAGAAAAGAAGCCTATGTAAAAGCACAGATGGAGCTTATGCGTAGGAAGGGGACTGGAAAGTATGGAGCCAGATCTCGACGTAAAACAGGAGGAAGTTTCCGACCTGACATTGAGGCTATGCAGGGGGACGCCGAAGGAAAAAAGTACAGCAAGACAGTGACTGATCCTAAAACGGGTCGTAAGCGCACTGTCAAATATGGAGCTAAAGGATATACGATTGCTCCTGGCACTAAAAGAGGCAATAGCTATTGCGCTCGTAGTTTCGGAGATATGAAGTCACACAATAAGAACTGCGCCGGTAAGGATCGTAATACGCCCTTATGTCTGTCTAGGGCTAAATGGAAGTGTTCAGGTAAGACTTCTCGGTAATGATGCCAACTGATAACGGCGACATCCCGGTAAACATTAACTGCAACCTTTCTGCGTTGCGTATGCTTCATAGAACAGTCCATGATGCTCATAAAAACTGGCCTGGAGGAGATCCAGATGATCAGGTTGAGCTTGAGATAATCCGTAACGGCTTGTACGCAATATTGATGGAAACGCTATTGATGAACGATATTCTTTGAGCGATGGAAGACTTAATTGAAGCCTATAACAGCGCTCTGAAAAATCAAGAACAGCAGACTATTGATATTGTCAACAAGTCTCTAGATCGTAGTTTCAATCGTCTTCTTCGACGTACCTACGCTCAGTTACGTAGCGGTCAATTTCAGACTGCAGAGAGAAACGCTCGGACTTTGGAGCTGATTCCTGCTTTACGTCCTGACCAGTCTGACGAATACTTACGGTCATTTCGTCGCCTGTTATCTCGCTCAACAACCTTTGGCCTAGATCTAGCTGAACAGTTATCCCAGTCCGTGACAACGTCTCGAGTCGCTGTAACAGTACCAATTGAAGCAGTGACAGCAGCAGCACGGCAAGCAAGAGGATACTTAGAAAAGCATGGACGTACATTTTCAACTACCGCTGCAGAAGTATTAGCGCAAGGAATTGCCGAAGGGCGTCCAACTGAATTGATGACTAAGGATCTTAGGCGTCGTTTGAGTGTGACTAAAGCACGCGCTGAAGTCATTGTAAGAACGGAGTCACTGAGAGCTCACAATGAAGCCTCTAGGAATTACTACGCACAGAATGGTGTCGAGCTAGTGATCTATTTTGCTACATCTGATGATCGCACCTGTCCTGTGTGTACATCACAGGCTGGCAACGTGTTTAAAAGGAATGCAATCACTGTTCCTCGTCACCCCAGGTGCCGCTGTTATCTAGCACCATATTCTGATGATGTATTTGAAATTGATCCTGAGTACGACGAACTGAGGAAGAAACATCGTAAGGAAGTTGTTAGCTACGCTAAGGAAAAGGGTGTGGACTTAAGTTACGGTCCAGCATCATTTGAAAACTTTGGACCTACCCCTACGAGGGAAACATGAAGAAGAAGCCTCCCGGTTTATACGCAAATATCCAGGCAAAGCGTGCGCGTGGCGAGAAGATGCGTAAGCCAGGTGAAGAAGGCGCTCCTTCTGCACAGGATTTTAAGAATGCAGCCAAAACGGCTAAGAAAAAGAAAGGAGCTAAACGTCAGGATCCTGGATACAAGATGTACGACAAGGAAGGCTGTAAGACCTGTGATGGTGGCAAGAAGCCCTGCAAGTGTTCTAAGAAAGATATGGTCGGACGTAAGTCTGGTTATGCAGATGGGTATGGCAAGAAGTGCGACTCCATTGCAGCAGAATTCAACGCTGTCATGGATACAGAGGCACGGGAAGATAAGCCCTGCGGTAACTCCTACATCCCTCAGAACGCCAAATGTGCGAAGGGTGCAGGACGAGCAAAAAAGGCAGCTACAAGTCCTAAAGATTTTTCATTGCGACAACTTCAGGGTTCAGGCCCTGCGGTTGAAAAGCGCCGCGCACAATTTTACGGAGCGAAAGCCACCACAAAGGGGATCGGCAACAAGATCAAGCGTGCAGGAGAGTTCGCTGCAAACGTAGGTGGTGGTGCAGCAGTCGGGTTAGGCACTGTTCAAGCCTATAGCGGTCTTATGCGTGGCAACCTCGGCCAAGCTTCACGCGGTTTGAGGACAATGACACTTGGTGCTTCAGCTAGTCAATTAGCAGGCGCATCTAAAGCCTCCCGCCTCGGTAACAAAAAACTGGCTAAAGAGTTTTCTAGGTCTGCAGGCAAAATTGCAGCCTTTGGTGTTGGTCAGGAAGCGGCACTTGGTGGAATTGCTGGATATAAGCGTACTGGCGGTTCTAAAGGCCTCCGCCGTCGTATGACAGAACTTCGCAACACTGCCTCTCGCCGTGCTCAAGGTGTTCGCTCTTACCGCCGTTAATGCCATCAACACGCGCTGATAAGAAGTGCGGTGCTTCCTACATCCCGAACACCGCTAAATGCTCCAAAGGCTCTGGTGTTGGCACTGCAGTAAAAGCAGTTGCTACAGCTGGGGTTATTGCTGGTGGAGCTGTTGCACTTAAGAGCAGGTTAGGCAGCAAGCGTTCAGCAGTTACGACTATCAAGATGCAGCCCACCATGGGACTAAAAGTCTCCAGGGCTACTACTGCAGGTATGCGTCGTCATAAAGCCGCTGTTATCAAAGGCGAACGACGCCACAAGGTTGCAGTTAAAACTGCGCTAACTAAAGGGAATCGCCGTCATAAGGCAGCAATCCTTAAAGCACGACGTAAGTATGAGCCTGATTTCATGAAAAAGAGAAGCAAACGCGCCGCTGGTGCATATCGCCTCGGATCCTTTTATAAGGACGGTCATGCACGCACTAAGAGCGTGAGAGATCGCATGGCCAAGATTATGGACAGCTACAAGAAACCTCGTTACTGATGTACCTTCCTGTACTCACATTCGGCATCTCATGGATGCTTTCACTTTTGTTGGCGACTATATACATGACTCAAATCAAACCTCTCTGATATCTGCTACATAGGTCTAACTGATCCGGTTTATTGACCAAAATCAGCCTTAGTGCCTCGCATAAGGGAGCGCAGGGAGAACATCTCTTCGAAGGTCACTTCCTTCATAAGGGTGCTTTCATTGCTACTCCTAAATACGATCTACATCGTGTCGACTATGTCGTGGAGTGGAAAGGCCAGCTTGCAAAGGTGAACGTGAAGACCCTTCACTACAACCAGAAGCAAGATGTATGGCGTGCCGACACCAAGACTAGTTGTCCAGGTGGCAATCGTTCGTATACCGCTGACGAAATCGATTATTTCGGTGTTGTCAGTATTGAGTATGGGCACATTTGGATGGTGCCACTGTCCAGCACTCACGGTGTAAAGACACTCCAATGGCATCATCCGTCAAAACATTACAGAAAATGTAGTAATAGCTTTAAATGGGATCAATACTTGATCACAGACACAGCTAGCTCTTTACAGCTCGACATTGATTCATACCGCATGAATCGTGTTAGTAATACTGACTTGGTTAAACTTAGTTAGTATCAAGTTATGGAGACAGTATCTCGCTACGATTACGGCCAGATTTCTAAGTCTGAAATATCAGATGAAGGTTATCTGAAAGTGTGGTGTAAAGCCGCCCGTGTGGGCACTCAGCTTTATACAAGGGGTGACGGCAAACAATGCCGTGAATATCGCCCCGAAGAAGAAGTAGCGAAGCCTGAGTCTCTTGCTTCCTTTGGTATGAAGGCAGTCACAATGGGGCATCCCCCCGTTCTGCTTGATTCCGGGAACACAAATGTGCATCAGATTGGACATGCGGGATCGCAGGTTCGATTTAACGATGGTTTTGTCGAAGTAGCTCTACTTATCACTGATAAAGAGGCTATTAGTCAGATCCAACGAGGCGATGCACAAGAAGTCAGCAGCGGTTACCGCGTTGACTTTGATCCAACCCCAGGTGTTACACCTTCTGGTGAAAGTTACGACGGCGTCCAACGCAACATTCGCATCAACCATATTGCGATTGTTAAAAAAGGACGTGCCGGTTCTGACGTTCGCCTAATCCTCGATTCCTGTGATCGCAACGATGCAATCGCAGTGAATGAAAACCCGTCGAATTCGACCCTTATTCCCATGGCACAGGTCCAACTTGACGGCTTGGGTCTCGATCTTCCCGCAGAAGCTGCAGGCGTTATCCAATCCTATGTCAAGGATTCGGATCGTGCTAAAGCTGATCTCCAGAGCAAGCTGGATTCACAGGAAGAGCAGATTCAAGCTGTAGTCACAGAGAACGAAGAAACTCTCGGTCGCCTTGATGCGGCTCTTGAGCGTATCGAAGAACTTGAAAAGCAAGCCGCCGTTTCTGCTGAATCAGCAGACAGCCGCGACGACGCTGCAGAAATTAATGAGGCTGTTAATCAGCGTCTCTCTACTCTCGACAAGTTTGCTCCAATCCTTCCGGATGAGTACAAATTTGATGGTGAGGATGAGCGAGCCATTATGGCAATCGCTTACGAAAACGTCTTCGAACAAGCTCCTCGCGAAGACGCTAACAATGACTACCTGCTTGGCGTTCTTGACGGTGTTCTAGCCGCCATGGAAGACGTGGAGGAGGACGAAGAGGAAGTCAAGGCTGACGCCGAATTCCAACCAGAAGCTGACGGCTCAAACGTTGCTGAAGTCCGTGCCGCAATTGCACAGGTTCAAGCAAGCGAAAAGCTCGACGCTGGTGATTCCTATCAGGAGCGCCTGTTGAACGGTTGGAAGTCTGATCTCACTGCTCACGTTTGATAGGAGCGACTAGTTATGGCAATTTCTTTCACTGACACCAACGTATCTAACCCTTCAGGAGCTCAAGGCTCCTATCCATTGGTGCTGACCAATGGTCATGAGGGTTTGATCGCTGATCTGCAGGCTTACGTCTCCAGGTCTTACACAAACGAATCAAGCGCCGTTATTCCTTACGGCCACGCTGTCATCGTAGATAGCAGCGCAACTTCTGGTCTCGGAGCAAAGCTCCCTGCTGGTGCATCTGCACTTGACGTTCTTGGCATTGCTGTTGACAGCAACGTCTTTGAGAACGCTGCAGGCACTTACAGCCAGACCCCATCCAACAAAACTGCTGATGGCCGTGTTGGCTATCCCGATAAGCAGATGGTGAACGTCCTTTCTAAAGGCGTCATCTTTGTGTTTACTACCGACGCTGTCGCACTTGGCGATTCCGTTCGTTTGTATCACACCGATTCCGCTTCCGCCTCTTCCAATAAGGGGTACAAGGGCCGGTTCGCTAAGGATGCAGAAGCAGGAAAAACTTTCGAAGTAACCGCAGGCGCTCGTTGGCTGAGTGCAGCCTCCGCTGGCTCCATTGCGTTGCTTGAGATCGATATTCCGACTCTCACCGTATCCGCCGACACTTGATAGGAACTAAACCAAATGTCTGACATTCGTAATGACGATGTGGGCCTTTTCCTGGCTCGCGAACTAGAACAGGTGTTGGCACGAACTTTTGAAGTTCAGTATGCCGATATCAAATACTCCTCAGTACTCCCCATTTCAACCGAGGTGGGACAGGGCGCTGATAGTTTCACATATCGCATCTTTGATACTCAAGGATCGATGAAGCTCATCCAGGACAAAGCTTCAGATCTGCCTCGTGCAGATGTCCTGCGTAAGGAAGTCACCCATCAGGTTCGTAGCCTGGGTGCGAGCTTCGCTTACAGCATTCAAGAGACACGGGCTGCCGCAATGGTGCCTGGTATGAATCTTGAGCAACGACGTGCAAATGCCGTTCGTCGTGCATATGAAGAGAAAGTCCAATCTGTGGCTTACTTCGGTGACGCCGGAGTGTCCATGGACGGCTTCATGAACAACGCCAACGTAGATAAGACGGTCCCGAACAAGTGGTTCGACGACGCGTCTATTACTACCGAGGAAATGCTTGAGATCCTGAATGAAGCTCCTACGAGCATTGTTCAAGGCTCCAACATGAAGGAATCACCCAACACAATGTTGGTTCCTTACGACGTTTATCGGATTATTT